TTCTCACTTTTTTTCAAAAATATGGTATGCTTTTTAATGGCTTCAAATATAAAAGAGTTTAAAGCGTAACACACTTATGGGGGAGTGGTTTTTGGGGAACGCTTTAAACTCTTCTTTATTATTATCTCACAATTTAACCCAAATGTCTTTCCATTTAAAAATCAAAGTAAAACTTTTCAAATATACAGAAGTATAACTATGTGAAACATCCTTTCATTAATCCATAAAAGGATACATAAAAAAGCCACTCATTTGAGTGGCAATGAAGAAAAGCTTTAGCTTGTATAATACTCTTCAAAAAATTCTAACACAGAACGATTCAATTGGCTACATTAATGTACCCTGTAGGACTCGAACCTACGACCGGACGGTTATGGACCAACTGAGCTAAGGGTACAGATTGTTGCCACAAATAGAATAGTTTATTTACTTTGCTTAAAGGAAGAGTTTGTAGCAACAAGCATGTTATCGAAATTGAATTAGAGTATATTAAACTACAAAGTTGATCGGTATTTTTTGTATTTCGATAACATAAATATTTTATCGAATGTTTTTTTATGGTTGTCTATATTAATAATATCTTACTACTTTATCCTAGTTATTCACTTAAAAACTAGCTATACTTGAAAATTTAGACGAATTAGAACAATTGAATGATAAACGGAAAAAAGAATCATCCAACACTAAATCGAGGATTTTTTTTAATTTACACAGATACATAACATTCTATATGGTTTCATTTTCAAATTTCTTTAAAAGAGAATCAAGTCGATGAACTAAATCGTCATAAGAAATAATGTCGGCAACATGTTTATACTTTCTTCTTAAAATTTCAAAATCTCTTAGTTGTTCTACATTTAACTTATCTGATCTTCCTAAAATAATCATTCCTCTAGGATTTCTTATATAAATATCAACTGCCTCTTGCGTTTGATTAAATACTTTTTTCTTTATTATCTCCTCAGATTTTTTTGCAGTTCTAGTAAGGTGATAAATATATTTTTCTATCTGCATTAGCGTACCTGTTAATTCTTTAGATGCAATGTAGTTATTTCTATATTTAGTTTTTGTCATTATAGGAATATTATATGATTTTTTGATTTCTGCTATATCTATATTTCCGTTCACATCAATAAAAACAAAATCAGGTCTTTTCTTACCCTCATCAGTTTCTATCATAACCTCGTCGACAACTAATTGATACATTGGGAAAATAAGAGTAAGAATGTTTGCAATTTCTTTTTGCCAATCTTTTTCCAAGTAGAACTTTTCGTTCTCTAACATTTTAACCAGTTTTTCTTTTATATATTGATATTTTAAGTACTCATTTTCTGCTATCTTTTTTTCGATAACTATATCTTTATTTTTTTTAATAATAGTATTTCTATTTTTATTCGACATGTAATTCTCATAATTAATATGATTTTCTTTTTTAGTTAATAAATAATCTTGTATTAGAACCCCAATTCTCATGTTAGAATATAAATACAATTCATGTTTATTAGGAAACTTTTTTATCAATTCTTCAAAAACACTTTCAGGTAGATTTCCGCTTTCGCCACCAATATATAAATCTTCATCAATTATATTATCTATTTTTTTCATTATAGATATGTTTTCATGAGCGATGAATGAAGATATATTCGTCTTCATATCTTCATGAATAAAAATGTTGTGTTCTATTCCTAATACTTTATTATTTAAATGATAATAACAATCTTCTTTTTCTCCAACTATAAATTTAATATACTCTTCTTTTTTTTCTAATATCTCATCATTTGAGATGCTAAATGTTCTTTTTAAAGTATAAGATCCATCTTGGCTTATTTTATCAAAAATAAAAGATGTATTTAATGTAAAAGGAGTGTATTCACAAATGAGAAAATCTTCATTTTTTACTATTTTTAAAGGGTTGGTCACTACTTTTCACTTCTTTTCAATATATTTTAGTTATACATTATAATTTTAGAGTAAGATTACTAGATTTGTCTATTATATTATGAAATTAATTAACATCATTAATGAATTTGTTATTTTTCAATCCACGAGAGGCTTTTTTATTATTTTGGAATGTATAAGTACCAACATCTATGTAATTTTTAATACTCCTTCTAATTATTATGATAATATTTTACTTGGAGGTGAAATTATGACAGTAACCGGAGATGGACTATTAGGATTATTAGGTGCTATTATCGGAGTAATTGGTGCTTATATTGTAGCTGTTTGGCAAAATAAAAGCGAGGCTAGAAATAACATAGTTTTAGAATTACACAAAATAGAAGAACGAGCTAATTCAGTTTTAGAAGTCATGTATGCAACAAATGAGAATTTAAACATAGAATTACTTCCAATGCAGATAGAGTTTATTCATCCTATGTTTGATGCTATAGAAAAAATGAATCTTATTTACCCATTGTTAAATCAAAAAATACTACGTCTTATAGAAAGATTGAATATACAAATTAAGCAATTTGAAATGGAATTAAATTTAGTAATATTAGATCATCATAAAAATCTTTTACCCCCAGAATATCACAACGATGATCCTAATTCATATGTATTAGTACAAGGTTATACTTTCAGAAACAATCCCAAAGTAATGACTGAATATTACGAGCTAATTAAGAGAATAGATCATATCAAAAAATCTATTAATAACCCGATATATTTATTTATTATAAGCAAGTTACCTTGGTATAAGAAGAATCCTTCATTACACAACTAAAAAAGCAAAACCCGTTACTAGATTATAGTAACGGGTTGTTTTTTAGTACACTACTTGCTGCCCAACATATATAAAATTAGGATTAGCTAACCCGTTTTTCTGTGCTAACTCTTGATAAGTCGTGCCAAGCTTAGCTGCAATACTTGATAAATTATCACCATATTGAACAGTGTAAATATTACTTGTTACCGATCCATTGACTTTCAGAACTTGACCAGGATAAATCAGATTAGGATTTACCAATCCATTTAACGAAGCTATGGTTTGGTAATCTGTTCCGTATTGATAAGCAATGCTTGATAATGTTTCGCCGTATTGAACGACATGGGTTTGAGCAAGTAATGGTTGTTCTGCAACTGTCGTAGAATCTGGTAAAAGTTCTACATTAGATTTGTCGATCCAAGATAAAATATTCGCAAGTAAAATTTTATTGCCATCAATTTGTTGAACCTTGTAGCTTTCACCTTTCACCCATTGTGGAATAGCCTCACCAGTCGCCCATTGATTAGCTGAGAAATTCACCTTAACCGTATCACCAACTTTGATCTGTGATTTTGGTGTTTCGCTTGTTTCTTCTCCTGCATTGATTGCTGGAGTATCTGTTTGTGGTTTATCTGAGTTAGTATAACCATTATCAGTGATTCCTGTTAAATCGACATTTCCATCTAAACCACCTGCAATATAAGTTGAGGTAAATTGATAGATACCGATACCGTCCAGCGATGGAAAAATATTCCAGTTAGGAGTTGGCGTTACATTATAATCAGGATAAGCAGAGATCCATAGCGAGTCTGGAAACTCTTTGATTACTTGCTGATAATAAGCATTAGCTAATAAAAACGGCTTTCCTGAATAAAGCATTGGAGTATAGCCTGCTGCTTTAATTCGACGCATACCATAAAGAATGGCATCCGTATTTGCTTGTTTATTAGAAGATGCCCCACCTTCAAAATCAATCGCTACAATTGATCCTTTAGGCGTTTGAATCTTTGGCAAGAAATAATCCATCGTTTGTTTAGCAATCGCTTGAGACCCCCACGCATCCCACCAAATGTAGGTATGCGCTCGTTTACCTTGAGCAATTGCAGAAGCAACTTGTGTGGAGTAGGTCCATTGGTCATATAAACCAGCTCCGTTATAACCACCAATTTGTGCAATAGCAAATTTATCATGAGCGTACCCAAATCTTCCGTTCTCCCCTTGATAAATCGACCAATCCACACCCTGATCATTTTTTGCAGCAAAACCATTAATTGGCAATAAAAAAAGAGCCGTTAACAGGCTCATCACAGTAACAGTAATTTTCTTTTTCATTTGTTTCCTCCTATTTTTTTAAATTATAAGCCGACACACCAGTGATCACACCTAAAAATGTTGCTGCTGCATTAATAGTGAGTACTGTCATATCTGTTCCATTCCATCCATATGCTTTGCCTAGTGTTGCAACTAATACAGATGCAGCCGGAAGTACCGTAAGTACCGCCCACTTAATGATTTGATAATACTTATCAGGTAAGATCATCTTTATTCATCTCCTTTCTTTTTTACCGAGATCTTTCTCTAAATAAAGTTTTAATTTGTTGTGTGTGTTCTACCAATTTTTCTGCATGTGTATCTAATCTTTCATCGTGTTTCTTTAGTTCTTCATGAATCATCAATCGATCTGATTTGCTCGATTCTAAATCTTTTGTTAATAGTTCCAAGTTGTAACTCACTTGTGATAGTGTTTTCGTAATTTTTGTAAATGATGCAACAATCGGTCTAATTACTAATAAAATCAAAGAAACGATAGCGGTTATTGATCCTGCTATCGCTCCCCATTCCCCTAAATTGATCATGTGACAACTCCTTGAATCAAAATAAAAAGCACATCAATTAAGATGCGCTCTCTTCTTTGCTAATGATTTTATCTGCTTCTTC